GAGCACCTCCGTCGTTGCTGGCTACGTTGTCAAAGAGTTTTATACATATGCCTTGAGTTGTCGACATGCAAGGCGTCGACTGGCAGCAATACCAGGTTGTCGGAATAATAGGGTGTGGATGACTGGTTGTATATACAGTATTTTGATTCGAATTAAATGAAAATCGAATGTTTAATGCATGAATATGCAAATTAGCATTTGCCAACCCCAAAAACTCCCGTCACTATCCACGCTATGCAAAAACGCAACGTTTCTATCGTCTTAAGAGAGCTGCTGGACCGCGACCGGATCTCCCCCACGGAGCTTCACCGACGCACTGGCGTGCCTCAATCCACACTGTCCCGGATCCTCAGCGGCAAGATCGTTGATCCGTCGGATAAACACATCTCCCGTATCGCCGAGTATTTCCGCGTGAGCACTGATTACCTGCGCGGGCGCGCGGCAGTCGGCGCTTTGCGCGATGACGGGCGCGACCCGATGCATTCGGAACTCAAGGACATAAGCCTGTGGGACGACGACACCCCCGTTAATGATGACGAGGTGTCGATCCCCTTTCTGCGCGAGGTTGAATTGGCTGCTGGATCAGGAAGATTCGTCATCGAGGAAAGCGAGAAGGCCAGCCTGCGGTTCGGCAAGCGCAGCCTGCGGCATAACGGTGTGCAGTTCGACCAGGCCAAGTGCGTGACGGTGCGCGGCAACAGTATGTTGCCGGTGTTGCGCGACGGTGCCACGGTGGGGGTGAATGCTGGCAAGAGCGGCATTGGCGATATTGTGGATGGCGACTTGTATGCCATCAATCACAACGGCCAGTTGCGGGTTAAACAGCTCTACCGCCTGCCTTCCGGGATTCGCCTGCGCAGCTTCAATCGTGATGAGCACCCCGATGAGGACTACAGCTTCCAGGAGATCCAGGATGAGCAGATCAGCATCCTCGGTCATGTTTTCTGGTGGGGCATGTACGCCCGCTAACCTCCACGCGTAAGAAGAAACCCGCCCATGTGCGGGTTTTTTTTCGCCCTTAGAAAACCGGCCAAGCCCAAGCCCGTAAGGCTTCCAATGCACTCATGCATTTCCACAGCAAAAATAAATGCATCTGTGCATTGACTGTATATGCATACATGCATATTCTTCATCTCAAGCCAGCCAACAAGGCTTGGTGGAGGCGGCAAGGATGCTGCCAAGGAAGACAAGGAAGGCACGCAACATCGGCAAGGACGCCATCGAAGCGATGGCAGGGATGCCAGGCAACACCGGCAAGGATGCCGACGCTCTTTAGTTTCAACGCTTCAACAACAGGCAGCGATGAACCGGCCTTAACGGTTCAGAGGGTTGGCAACTGACCCGGGTGTGCAGCGTAAAGCACCAGAAGCAGTTATCCGGCAGACAGGGATCGTGGTCGGAAAAACATCGAGGAAAGGACCGTACCGCGCCAGTAGCGCCGAAAGTCCGAGGACATCATTACTGAAAAGCCCGGGCGACCGGGCTTTTTGGAATGCCTACCTACCCAAGCATTTGTAAATGAAATACGGACTATTTATTGCTCAGCCAGGAGGCGTGACATGACAAATGAACAGCAAGCGTTAGCGGAAATGCCTATCTGGCTGGTGATCGTATTGGCGGTGATCGGCGGGGTCTCAGGTGAAATGTGGCGCGCCGATAAAGAAGGCGCACGTGGCTGGTCGCTGATCCGCCGATTGGCCCTGCGTTCCGGGGCGTGCATGGTCTGCGGGGTGTCGGCCCTGATGCTGTGCTACGCCGCTGGTATGTCGATCTGGACCGCCGGCGCGATTGGTTGCCTGACCGCCATGGCCGGTGCCGACGTGGCCATCGGCCTTTATGAGCGATGGGCGGCCAAGCGCATCGGGATCAACCAAGGCTCCGGCCAGGACCCGCACTAATCGTTGCAAGGACGCGACTTAACATGACGTTTATCGAAAAGCCATCCCAACTGCCCCAAGCCATCGGCGCGGTGCTGCATGCGGCCTTCCCGGACATCAAGGTCGGCAGTCACCAAGACTTTCAAGGCGATGCTGAACAAACCGGCGTAATGGTCACGGTCGAAGGCAATGGCCCGGGCATTCGCTCTCGCGAGGGGCGCAAGGCACACGTCCTGGCCATTTCACTCCGGGCCATGGTTGCTCCCGGCGCATTGCCGTTCGATGCGTGCGACCTGGCCAGCCAGCTCATGGACCTTGTGCTGGATAACCGTTGGAACCTGCCCCAGGCACAGTGCGATTTGCCGGCGAATATCGTCGCGGCTCCCGCTGTGCGCACGTCCGTGGAAACGGACTACGACACCTGGACGGTTTCCTTCACTCAAACCCTCTATCTGGGGCCGGCGTTACTCGACGATCCCACAGGCCAACCGCTATTTGCCTGCACCTGGGACGTCTCCAACATCGACGACCCGGCCCAATACAAGCCACTGGCGGAGTAGCCCATGTTCGACGCGCTGTTACGCATGCAATTGGGGCCGATCGTTGAACGCCTGGCCGAGATGGAGTCCCAGCTCGAGGACCTCTACCGCCGCGCCGAGAGCTTCTGCCGGATCGGTATTTGCCAGCAGGTCGATGCGGCCAGCAACACCTGCAAGGTCAGCCACGGTGACCTGCTCACCCCGGCGATCCGTTTTTTCAACCCCAGTGCCGGTGCACAAACCGAAACCCGCATTCCCACGGTGGGTGAGCAATGCCTGCTGCTCAACTACGGCGGGGGGGAGGGCGGTGTGCAATCCGTGGCCCTGTTCGGCCTCAACAGCGATCGCTTTCCGCCGGTCTCCAACGTGCCAACGCTGACCCGGCGGCGCCATCAAGACGGCACCCAAAGCGACTACGACGACGCCAGCCACACCTTCAACTGGGTCAACGGCCCGACCACCTTCAGCGGTTCCCGCGAACAGGTTGACGTCAAGGTCGGCGCCGCCAGCCTGACCCTCAACGCCCAAGGCATCACCCTGCAAGTCGGCGGCACCAGCCTGCTGTTGGATGCCGGCGGCGCGCACTTCAGCGGTCCGGTGGTGGACCATCAAGGACGCGTCATCAGCCCCCGATAAGGACACCCCATGCTTGGAATCGATAGGAACACCGGGGCGGCCGTCGACGACTGGCTGCAATTTGTGCAGCGCGCTACCCGAGCGCTGACCACCCCCATCGGAACGCGGCAAAAACGCCCATTGTACGGCTCGCTGATCCCGCAATTGCTCGGCCAAAACCTCGGCGATGACCTGTTGATCCTCGCCCAGAGCCACGCCGCGCAAGCCTTCTACAACACCCACAACGGCATCGGCGACTTCGACCCGCAGGTCATCGTCGCCACCCGCCAAGGCGCCGGCCTGCTGTTGCGGTTTGCCGGCACCTGGAAAAACCGCCAACAATCCTTCGAGGTCGTGACATGAGCATGCTGATCCCCGGCCAGAACCAACTGGCGGAACCGGCCATCATTAAGGTCGATGAGTTCGAACCGTTGCTGGCCGAATTCAAAGCGTTTGTCACCGACTACGTCGCCACCCGCGCGCCGCAAAGCGCGGCCAAACTCCAGGTCAGCCTCGACAACGAAAGCGAACTGCTGACCCTGGCTCTGGAAGCCTTTTGCGTGCGTCTGCAAACCCATGAGCGCAAATACAACGCCCGCATCAAGCAGATGCTGGCGTGGTGGGCCACCGGCAGCAACCTCGATGCGCGCCTGGCCGATATGGGCCTGGAACGCCAAGTGCTCGACCCAGGCGACCCGGCCGCGTTCCCGCCCGTGCCGCCCACCTTGGAAAGCGACGACGACGCCCGCCTGCGTTACTACCTGGCGCCCCACGCCCCAGCGGCGGGCTCGCGCATGCAGTACCGCCGTGAAGTGTTCACCTTGGGCGAGCGCCCAGCAGTGAAAGTGCAAAGCGCGACGCCCGGTGTGGTCACGGTGACCTACACCTTCGACCCCGACGGTTACGCAGCCCAGGTCAAGGACGGCAACGCTCGCCGCACCGCACCGGGTGAAGTCATGGTCACTGTGCTTTCCAGGGAAGGTGACGGCACGCCATCTGCCGATTTGCTTGACGGTGTACGTCGACATTTCGCACGGCCGGATGTAAGGCCGGAAACCGATCTTGTCAGCGTTCAAGGCGCACAGATTCAACCTTATAAAATTCGCGTGGTGGCCAAGATCAACGCCGGCCCGGACTCGGGGCTGACCCAAGTGGCGGCGCAGAAACTGCTGCAAGACTACGCAGAGTCCTGCCACCGCCTGGAAGGGCGGGTGGACCCCAGCTGGATCGACTACGCCATCCACAGTGCTGGCGCTGCGCAACTGCACATCCTCGAACCGCTGGCGCCGATTGTCAGTACCGCGTTCCAGGCCCCGTATTGCACGGGCGTCGAGGTGGAGGTGCGCACGCTATGAGTGAACCCAACGCAAGTTTGTTGCCCGCCAACAGCTCACCGCTGGAAAAGGCCCTGGACCTGGGTTTCGGCAGATTGCTTGAGCGCGTCACCCCGCCGTTTCCGGCGCTGATGAACCCGCTGTACACCCCCAGCGAATTCCTACCTTACCTGGCCGCCGACCGTGGCGTCAGCGAATGGGATGCCGAGGCCAGCGAAGCGGAAAAACGCCTGACCGTGGCTTTGTCCTGGCAGATTCAGCGCCAGGCAGGTACGCCCAAGGCGCTGAGCCACGCGGTGGAATCATTGGGCTTCACGCCCAATATCAGCGCCTGGTACCAGCAACGTCCGCTGGGCGTGCCTTACACCTTCGACGTGCAGGCGATCATCGGGCGCAGTTGGTCCAGCGGCGACCACAACCGGCTGATCCGTCGCATCAACGCGGCGAAAAGTGAGCGCGATCAGGCGACGATCACCATCGTGCATGAGACCGAAGGCCAACTCGCGCTCACGCAAGTGCTCGACGCGCCTTTAAGCGACGGCGAGTTCTACCTGAACGGCGCGTTGCCGGAATTGGCGCTGGTGGCTCGGCTCAACAGTGCCGGGGTTGCCCAGCACTACACCATTAACGATTACGACCTCAGGGCGCAGCCATGACAGATGAAATCACGCGCCTGGTGCGCTTCACCTCCAAAGGTTTGGATGAAGTGCTGCAGGCAAAGAACCAGGGCCTCAAAGGCGAAATCACCCACATCGGCGCCGGCACCGGCCGCTACAACCCCGACGGCACGGAAGTGGCCTTGCGTGACGAGCGTCAACGGGTGGCCATCGTCGATTACGAAGACCTGGGCGAGCGCCAACTCAGGATGGCCGCGCTGTTTGATGGCGACGGCGAGTATGAGATTGGCGAGTTCGGATTTTACCTCGCCAGCGGGACGTTGTTGGCGGTGTATTCCGTGGCGGGGAAGTTGCTGACGTATAAAGCGGCGGCGGCGAGGGTGCTGCAGAAGTTTACGCTGGATGTTTCGCCGTTGCCGGCGGATAGCGTGACGATTGTGGTGGGGAATGACAATTTGAATGTGCTATTGACTGATGAAATTGCGGCCTTATCGGCCGCGAGCATAGACAATATGGCACGCGGTGTAGGGGTTCTATTTCGGGTGATGGAAGTCGAAAAGAAATAGGGCGTTTTTAATTGATTTTATATGACGCTCACCAGGCGTTTAGGAGCATTCATTTGAGTACTGAACAGCAACTTTCTGCCGTCGTTAGTGCGGCAAACAACTTGACTAATGTTATTACCGGAAAAGTTGGAGAAATTGACAAGGCGATAGCCGATGCGCGCTTGGCGTATGACGCACAATTGGCCGAGTTGAAAAATAGACTCCCAAGGTTAGCGGTCACCAAGAACTTCAATCTTTCCCCCAACGCCGACGGAACACTGATTGAAAATTGGGGGATTCATGCTGAAGTGACGCCCGCTAAGCTGCGAACTATCACCCCTGTTTCTCAAGCGGCCGGACGCCCGCAAGCTGATGTGGATTTCATGCTCCAGGTGCAGGCGGACGTGCGTGAACAATATCCAAGCTTTGAAATCAGGGCGAGCGACTATTGGCGCACGTTTGTATATCTGTGGCAAATGAAGTGGTCGGTGTCAGACGTTAGTCCTTGGCTTGCGTTCCCATACACGGTCGATATGGCGCTCGCGAATGGCTCTGGTGCAGTCCCGCAGAACTCCTACCTGACGGTAGGCGCCTTCGTGCGTCTTTTGGAAGGTAACGTATCGGGAGCATGGAGTAATGGTGTTGAGAAAGGCAAATGGCGCTGGTGTTCCAGTGTTATTTCTCCTACTGAACTGTTTGGGAGTTATTACCATCTGCACCCGATGCGCACCTCATCCACTGGCGTTGTTGAGGTGATGCTGGCAGGGGCTTGCACAGGCGTTGTAACCAACCCAGGTGATTGGGGAACGATGTTGGCTCTAGGCTGAGGAGAAAATATGAAACCGCTATTTGTACCTGCTGAACTGCATCCGATTATCAAGTGGGAAATGATCCGTAAGGCAAGGGATCAAGACTTGTCGGCGAGTGATTATGCTGCAATGCCAGACTATCCGATGCTCGAAAGCCATAAGCTTATCTTCGCTGAGTATCGTCAAAAACTGCGTGATATTCCAGATCAGGGAGAAGATCCAGACGCAGTGCTCTGGCCATCCAAACCCGATTTTCTGAAATAACTGATTACCGCGAAAGCGGTTTTTTTTCGCCTCCCCAAAGCCCCTCCCCGCAGGGGCTTTTGCATTTTCCACTCGGAGATCTCCACCCATGCCCACCCGCCAAACCTACACCGTCCTCATCCCATTCCCCATCGGCAACGGCCATTGGTCCACCGCCGGCGAGGAGCTGGAACTGCTCGACGTCGAAGCATCCGCCCTGCGCACCGCTGGTCGTCTGGAACTGACCAGCGTCCTCAACTCCACCCCCAAGAAGGCTGAATAACCATGGCAGAAGTCCTGAACTTCGAGCACAACGGCATCACTGTGAATGCCACTGAATCCCCCGAGGCAATGGGTGGCCTTGGTGATAACGTCATTGGCCTGGTCGGCACTGCGCCGAATGCCCATGCGTCGATCCCGAAAAACGCGCCGTTTCGCATCAACAGCTTCACCACCCAGGCGCTGCTGGACCCTACCGGCACCGAGTCGGGCACCTTGTTCCAGGCGGTGTACCAGATCCTCAAAGTGGTGAAGGTGCCGGTCTATGTGGTCATCGTCGAAGAGGGCGCTACTCCGGCCGACACGATCAACAATGTGATCGGCGGCAACGACCCGGTCACCGGTCGCAAGCTGGGCCTGGCTGCCCTGAGCAGCGTCCCTGAAGACCTGACCATCATCGGCGCTCCAGGCTTCACGGGCACCAAAGCCGTAGCCGGTGAGTTCGCCTCGTTCGGCAAACGCATCAAGGCCCGTGTGGTGCTCGATGGCAAGGACGCCTCCGTCGCCGACCAGGTGACCTACAGCGGCGAACTGGGCGGGGCCGACCTGGGCTTCGACCGTTGCCTGCTGGTACACAACATGCCGTCGGTGTACTCCAAGGCCGCGAAGAAGAATGTGTTCCTGTCGCCATCCTCGCTGGCCATCGCCGCACTGGCCAAGGTCAAGCAGTGGGAAAGCCCGGGTAATCAGGTGACCTTCGCCGAGGACGTTTCCCGCGTGGTCGAGTACAACATCCTCGACACCTCCACCGAAGGCGACCTGCTCAACCGCTATGGCGTGAGCTACTACGCCCGCACCATCCTCGGCGGCTTCTCGCTGCTGGGTAACCGCTCCATCACCGGCAAGTTCATCAGCTACGTCGGCCTGGAAGATGCCATCAGCCGCAAGCTGGTCAGGGCCGGCCAGAAAGCCATGGCCAAGAACCTCACCAAGTCCTTCATGGACCAAGAGGTCAAGCGCATCAACGACTGGCTGCAAACCCTGGTGGCCGACGAAACCATTCCCGGCGGCAGCGTGTACCTGCACCCGGAACTGAACAGCGTCGAGAAGTACAAGAACGGCACCTGGTTCATCGTCATCGACTACGGCCGCTACGCGCCGAACGAACACATGGTTTATCAACTCAACGCCCGCGATGAAATCATCGAGCAGTTCCTGGAGGACGTTCTCTAATGTTTACCAACCGAGTCAGACAGGCCATTGCGGCCACCCTTCAAGGCCTGCCGTTGTCGGCAACCGTCGATTCCTTTACGCCGCCGAAGATCGAGTTTGAGATGGACCCGATGACCGGTGGGCGCTTCATCGCCGAGGAGGTCGCCAAAAGCGCCAAGGTGCTGAATGCAACCCTGGTACTGCAAGGTGTTGGCGCCCAAGTCCTGCTGGCGCTTGGCGTCACCCAGGGTGACGACATCCTCCTGAACGTGCGTGAAGCCGGTCAGGATCAGGACGGCAAGACCTACTTCACCTACCACACCATGGGCGGCAAGCTGAAGTCCCTGGCCGAGACGGCGCTGACCATGAACGCCAAGCCGGTTACCACTCTGGAACTGTCCTGCCGCACCTACAACCGTCTGGAAAACGGCGTTTCGGTGATCGACATCGACGTACGCACTCAGAAGTTTGTGCTCAACGGCGTCGACATTCTTGGCGATGCCCGCCGCGCCGTACTGATGCCTTAAGGGCCGGCGCAGTCTGAAGCAAGCACGGTCAAGGTGGGAGCTGGCTTGCCTGCGATACAGGCGACTCGGTCTCCCTAGAGCATCGAGTGGATGCCATCGCAGGCAAGCCAGCTCCCACAGGGGCCGTGCTCAGGTTTAGATTTTTCGCACTTTTCAACACCGCTCAACAAGGAATTGCCCCATGGCCTGGATGCCTCCGTTGCACATCCTGCTGTCCCCGATCACCGCCGACACCGGTTTAATGATCGAGCAGGTTCAACTCAAGCCGTTGTTCTACGCCGCGCAAAAAGACGCGCTGGCCCGGGCCGGTGATGATGAGGACGACCAGTTTTTCGAACTGGCGAAACTCGCCACCGGCCTGTCGGAAAAAGAGCTCGACCAACTTAAGCGCCCGGACTACGTGAGCATTGCGCAGTACGTACACGAAATGTCGACCCGGCCTGCATCGTTTTTTCTCGCGCAAACCGATAGCCCGCGCGAGTCGTTGACGTGCGAACAGGTTGCCTTGCTGCTGCCGCTGCAAGCGAGCGGTCGCACTCTCACCAGCGTCACCCTGGAAATGCCCGCCTTGCGCGCTACCAAGGTGATGAAAAAACTGGCCACTAACAAAGACCGTGCCGAGTTCATCACCGCCCACTGCACCGGCCTGATGATTCCCGATCTTGCCGGCCTGACCGTGCCCGACTGGACCGAACTGCAGGAGCGCATTGACGATTTTTTAAACAAACCGGCGGACTTCTTTCGGAACGCGACATCGAAGTGATCCTCGATGTAGTGCCGCTGGTTTACTCGGTAAGCGAAGCGGAAATCCTCGACTGGGAAGCCGGCAAAGCAATGCGCCGCTACGACATCGCAATCAGTCGTCTTGGCGTTAAACAGGAGTAGAGCGCAATGGCAGACAGTAACCATGGAGCGGGGTCAGCCATTGCCAAGGAAGGCGTGATGACTCAGGGCTCACTTGCAATGGCAGGGGCACAAGCCAGCCTCAAGCCTATGGCGCAAACCCTGGCGAGCCCGCTGGAGGCGCCGGGGAGTACGGCGAATTTGGCATTGGCATTGGCCGATGCCAGCTTGCAGATCAAGCATCTGGCGGACGGGCAGGTACGGTTGGTCGATACGCTGGAGCTGTTCAACGTCTCGTTGCTCAAGGTGATGGACGCCCGGCAAACCGAAGCTGCCGGGAACGCAGAGGGTACGAAGACCACCGCGGCTATCGACAAACGTACACCCTCGCAGGCGCTGGACGCCGCGATGACCGACCTTGATCAACTGTTGAAATTTACCCGCAATGAGCGCAAGGCATTGCGCGAAGCCAACCTTGCCATGGCATCCGAGCCGGTGGTGGCCGCCAGTGGTGCCAGCGCCGTCGACCTCGCTAAGGTCGAGTATGCCGCCGCCCGCACAGGTATTGGCAGCGATCGTAAGGACGCTTCAGGCAATATTGACCCCGTTGGGCGCCAGTCAGACCTGCAGCAGTTCACCCGCGATGCCGCAATCATGGCGACCGCTTTCAAGATCGACGTCAAAAATGCCGGCGAAATCATGGGCGGTTGGCGCGAGTCCATGCACCTTGATCGCGCACAGGCCTTGGACCTGGCCGACGCAACAAACGTGCTGGGCACCCAGGTTTCGCTCAAGGCTGAATCGGCGGATATCGGCGCTATCGTGCAACAGCAGGGCGCTGCCGCGAAGGCTGCGGGCATGAGCCCCGAACAGGCTGCAGCGCTTTCGGCGGCGTTGTTGAGCGCAGGTAACAGCAAGGCTGTTGCCGGTGCCGGGCTGGAAAAAATCAGCGCCGTCCTGGCTAAAGGCGACAACGCCTCTGCAGGGCAACGCACTGCCTGGGCAGAGCTCAAGCTTGATCCAAAAGTACTCGCAGCCGGCATGAAACAGGACGCCCCACAAGCCGTGCTTACGGTGCTGGAGGCGCTCAAGTCGCAACCTGCCGAAAAGCAGGCGATGCTGGCGACGCAGTTGTTTGACGGCAACCAGACGATTCTGAGCCTGGTGCCGGTGATCGACAGCGTGAAACAGGCCTTTTCGCTGGTGGCCGAGAAATCCACTTACGCTACTTCCACGTTGGGCGATCAGGGTTCGGTCCTGCGCTCGGCCGCGGTTCGTGCAGACTCTACTTACGCACGTCGGCAAGCCTACGAGGCCAGTACCACACGCTTGAGCACCGCCTCTGATACAGCGTTGGCCCCCGTTGTGGATACCTCGCTGACCGCAATGAACGGCCTGGTCAGTGGCGTGGCTTGGCTCGCGGAAGGCCTGCCCAAGGCTGCCGCAGCCGTCACCCTGGCGGGGGCGGTGCTGATCCCGGTGGTTTCCGGTGTTTTCGGAGCCGTGAAGGACAAGATTTTCGAAAAGGTCGCAGGAAAAGTGCTCGGGGAGGGGCCGGCAGCAGGGAATAAAACCACATTGCCGGACAGCCAGCGCAAAGCCCCGAGTAATGACGGGCACAACGGCAATCGCCCGTCTGCTTCCGGCCCTGGCATCTCTGGCAAAGCGGCGAAGGTGAGCACGCTGGCCAAAGGGGCCCCCCTGGGTTTGGTGGTGGCCCAGGCCGGTGTCGAGATGACGCGAGGCGCGATGACCGGAAACCTGGGTCAAGCGGTTGGCACCAGCGTGGGCTCGATCGGCGGCGGTGTTGCCGGCGGTGTCGTTGGTGATGTGGCCGGGATGGCGATTGGTCGAGCGGTCGGCACGCTGGCGGGAGCTGTTATCGGTTCGGTCGTTCCGGGGGCTGGCACAGTGTTGGGCGGGGTGATGGGCGGCGTCGCCGGGGGCGCAATCGGTAAGGTAGTCGGTGGTGCCGTGGGCACTTTCGTGGGCAGTGACGTCGGTGCGTGGCTGGCTGAAAAAGTGATGGGGACGGGTGATCGCCTGCCATCCCCCACAGAGGTCAGCAAAAACCTCAACGCCCCTCAAGCCGACAACCGCCAAATCAACTTCGCCCCGCAAATCACCATCACCGCGCCTGAGCAAGCCAGCCATCAACAACTGGCGGCGCTCGTGGTGCAACAGATCGAAGCGCAATTTACTCCGCTGTCGATGGACAACCTGCTGGCGACCCGACGCGGCGCAGCACTCACCGATGGAGCTGCGTGATGCGACAACAGATGGTCTTGGGCACTTTTATTTTCGGGCTGTCCCGTGGGTTCGCCTACGACACCCTTGATCGAGGTAGCAGCGGGGGGTGGGTCAGCCTCGACATCATTGCCGGCAAACCTAAATCCAGCCAGGTCGGCCAGGGGCTAGAAACGCTGGCATTGGGCGGCAAGGCTGCGCGTGCCAAGGGCATGGCGCGCCTGGATGAGTTGCGCGCCCTGCAGGCCCTGCGCACGCCGTTGCCTTTGGTAGACGGGTTAGGGCGTAACTGGGGGCTATGGACCATTCAGTCGATCAGTGAAAAACAAGCCAGCGTGATCGACGACGGTACGGCCATGGTGATCAATTGGACGTTGTTACTGGAGGAGTTCGTCAATGCGTAGGGTTCGAAGTATTGCCGGCGACTCGGTGAACCTGTTGCTCTACCGCCAACTGGGGCGCAGTGATGATGCCGCAGAAGAGGCGTTGTGGCGCTTGAACCCGGAGTTGGCCGAACAGGGCGCGGTACTGCCTGCGGGCGTCAGTGTGCTGGTGCCCGAATTGGATGCGCAACCGGTCGCAAGCCGGCCGGTTTCCGCCTGGGATTAAGGAGCCATCATGGCACTCGGATTTACACCTGTAGTGGAGCTATACGGAGCCAATGCCGCGTTATTCAACGAGCGGCTCTTGGAGTGGGAGCATACCGACGCAGCGGGGTTTGTATCTGATCAACTGAAGCTGACCCTCGATATCGAGGGGCTTGAAGGGCTGCCCGATCTGGGCGGCAAAATTGGCCTGCGTATTGGCTACCTGGAATCGGGCCTGGTGGATAAGGGCGTGTTCAAGATCACCCAGCGTACGCCCTCGATGTTTCCATTGCGGCTGGTACTGGTGGCCACGGCGGCGCCCTTCGACGAGCACGAATTCAAGCAGCGCCGCACTGCCAGCCATGGGCCGATAACCCTGGGGGCGCTGTTTCGCCAACTGACCACCCGATACGGTTTTTCCCCGCGCGTGGCGCCTGAACTCGACGGTGAGCCCATCGCGCATATCGATCAGACCAATGAAAGCGACATGGCTTTTCTCACGCGCCTGGCCAAGCGCTTCGATGCCGTGGCCAAGCCTGTCGATGAGCTGTATGTACTGGGGCGCAAAGGCCAGATCAAGACGCTGTCGGGCAAGGCATTGCCGGATGTGCGGTTGTCGATCACCCATGACAATCGTCCGGGTGAGCGCGCGTTCATCAGCGCCAGCTTCACCGACGCCAGCCGTGCCAAATACAACGGCGCGCAAACCTCATGGTGGGATGCCGCAGGCGGCAAACAGCGTGTCATCCAGGTGGGCGTCGCTCCCTTCAAAGTGGTGACACAGCGATACCAGAGCGAGGACGAAGCGCGCTCGGCGGCGCAGGGAGAGATGCGGCGGGTGGGGCGCGAAGGGTTGCAGATCGATGTGGTCTGCCCTGGCAACCCCGCGTTGGCTGCTGAAGGCCTGTTGCTGCTGGATGAGTCGTGGCCGGGGTTCATGCAAGGGCGCTGGTCGATTAAAACGGTGAAATCCAGGGGCGAACGCAAAGGTGGCTATCGGAGTACGGTCCAGGCCAGCGGTTTGTCGGTGTAGAGGCTTCCTTAGAGTAAAACCCATGGTAATCACACATGCTCAGCTTCTGGGTGTCATGCCTGGAGCCCGCCTTCGCGCGGGCTTTTTTTTAACCTTTCTAAATGCGGCCTTCGCTGCACACCAGATCAATACGGCCCGTCGCGTTGCCGCCTTCCTCGCCCAAGTTGGCCACGAGTCTGCCCAGTTGCAGTACGTGCGCGAACTGGGCAGTGATCAATACCTGAGCAAGTACGACACTGGCAGCTTGGCCGCGCGGCTGGGCAACACCCCTGAGGCGGACGGTGATGGGCAAATGTATCGGGGCAGGGGGCTGATCCAGATCACCGGGCGCCGCAATTACATGGCGTGCAGCCAAGCGCTGTTCGGTGACGAGCGCTTGCTTGGACAACCGCAGTTGCTGGAGCAGCCACAGTGGGCCTGCGAATCCGCCGCCTGGTTCTGGCAAAGCAACGGTCTCAACGAGCTAGCCGACAACGACCAGTTCACCACCATCACCCGCCGCATCAACGGCGGCCTCAACGGCCTGGACGACCGTTTGCAGTTGTGGGCGCGGGCGAAGGCGGTGCTATGCGTTTCCTAG